CAGCAAAGAAAAGATATAAATTTGAAGATTCAAGTCAATCAATGGTATCGAAGAGAAAGAATTTGAAATTCGAAGACTCCAGTCAATCAATAATATTTAATAAGAAGAATCTTAAATTTGAGGATTCTAGTCAGTCAATTACAGCTAAGAGGAAGAATCTTAAATTTGAAGATTCTAGTCAGTCATTATCAGCAAAGAAGAAGAACTTAAGATTTGAATTAGAGAGTTTTATTGAAAATTTTGGAAGTGAAGAGATTGCACATGAAGATGTAGTTAGAGAAGAAATTTTAGTAGATGAAGCAGCACATGAACTTACTTTAAAATTAATCACTAAATGTAATCCAACAGTATATAGACGTAGAGTAGGATCAGTACAAACATCAAATCTTAGAGGAATAGGATTCGGACATAATATGATAACACCAGCACATCTTAAAACAGAAGGTAATTTTGAATACTTTTTCATGAGGGAAGATAAAGAAATATTTTTAGAAGAAATTCATGTAGATAGATCAAAAGATGTAGCATTTTGGGAATTTTCAAAATCAGAAGATGCTTTTTCTATGACAGCATATAATAATTTAGTATCAGCAACAGAACTATCAGCAGTTTTACAAAAAGCAAGATCATGTTACCTTAATATTTCAGATAGAAGAATGCACATTATAACTCAAGTAAATGCAAGACCCATTTTTGAAAAGAAATTATTTGTAGAATCAAATGGATCAGTAGTAGAAAGAACTTATAAAGAATTATTATCAGTTACAACATTTTCACATGAAGCACCAGCAACAAAATCAGGACAATGTGGAGGAGTATTAGTTATGGTTAATCCAGCAGCAAAACGTAAATTTATAGGATTTCATGTATTAGGAGGACCAGAAAGTTATAGTGCAGTATTAACAAAAGAATATGTAGATTCTAATTTAGGAAAATCATTCGTAGAAGAAATAGATATTACTCTAGGAGAAGATGAAGAACCTAATGGAGATGTAGATGTTATGCAGTTAATGCCAAATCTTAGAGACAAACCTAGGTACCCAACAACAGGAGATATAGAATATGTAGGAGAATACATACTAAAGACAACACCAGGTAGTCAATCATCATTAGTAGAACACCCATTTATAGGAACATTTGAAATTAAATCAGTACCAGCACCAACATGTATTGAAGATGTAGAAGACACTAGTCAACTTAAATTAAATGCTTATGGAAAACCAGATATATTATACACTCAACTTTGTAAATATCATAAAACTTTTGAACCAGTAGAAGGAATAGAAGAAGAATTAGAAGATATGTCAGAACAGATGATAAATTTATTTACTTTCGAAATGCAGGGAGAAGATCTTTCAATGATGACAGAGGAAGAAGCACTATCAGGTAGAATTGATTATTTAGACTCAGAACCTTTGAATATGACAACAACAGCAGGAGAACCTTGGTCAAAAGTTGGACCAACTCCAGGTAAGAAGAAGAATGCATATGTTAAGATTAGAGTAGAAGAATCAGGTAGAAAGATGTATACAATTAATAGAGATGTAGCTCATGGTAGAAAATTAGCTCAAGTAGTTGAACGTAAGAACGAACTTTTAAAAGAAGGAAAACGTATGGTATCGATATGGAAAAATTGTCTTAAGGATGAGACAAGACCAATTGCAAAAGCTCGTGTAGGAAAAACTAGATTATTTACAGCAGTACCATATGAAACAGCAATATTATCAAGAATGTATTTCGGAAAATTCAAAGAAGTATGGCAATCAAAGAGAAAATCACTTTATCATTCAGTAGGAATTAATCCAATGTCAACAGAATGGACTATCTTAGCAAAATATTTAGCATCAAAGGGAGAAGAATTTTATGACGCAGATTATTCAGCATATGACGGATCACTTAGAGCAGATTTTATGAAAGCAGCAGGAGATATAGTTATTGGAACAATTCAAAACATTTCAGGAATAGATAAATTAGC